TGAAGCGCAAGCTGAGATGCTTTCAAAAGGAACGCCAAAGCAGAAAGCAGCCATGTATGACATATTAAACAAATGGGCAACTACTCCGGGCCTTATATTCGGAGTTAAGAAAATGTCTGAACCAGAGGATAAATAATGACAGTATTTATAGCACCAAACCCAAGACAACAATATTTAGATGCGAATGGTGATCCGCTGTCAGGTGGATTGTTATTTACTTACGCAGCAGGTACAACTACTAAAACAGCTACCTATACAACTTCAGTAGGTAACGTAGCGAACTCTAATCCTATCGTGCTAGACTCGTCAGGCAGGACTCCTTATGGGATATGGCTTACTGATGGACAGGCATATAAGTTTACATTAGCACCTTATGGGGATACAGACCCGCCATCAGCTTCTATCTTCTCTGAAAACAGCATTGATGGTACAAATGACTTTGATGCTGTTGGAACTTCTCAATGGGCTGTTTCAGGATTTGATCCTACTTATATCTCTACTACTCAGTTTACTGTTACAGGAGACCAGACATCTATATTACAAGTAGGTAGACGCATACAAGCAACCGTGTCATCGGGAACGGTATACGGACAAATATCTGTATCCGCTTATACCTCAATAACTACCGTTACGTTAGTAATGGATGCTGGGGATTCTTTGGATTCAGGTATGATTTCATTTAACTACGGAATCTTATCTGTTACTGACCCCTCTATTCCTAAATTATCAGTAACTCAATGGCAAGCAATAGGACTAGCTCCTATTCCTGCTACAACTGTGATGTTGTTCGTACAAGCCTCTGCCCCAACAGGTTGGACGCAGGTGACTACCTATAACGATAGGGCTTTGAGAATAGTAAGTACTGGTACAGGAAATGTTGGTGGAGCGGTTGGCGGATCGGTAGCTTTTGAGACTGCTTTCGCAAGTCAAACACCAGCAGGTAGCAATGCGGGAACTGCTATCTCTACGGCTCAAATGCCAGCACATACCCATACAGGTGGTATCAATTCATCTGTTGCTGGGGTTCAGGCTGGAGCGCAGGCATATACTGCTACTTCTGCTAGTATAGCAAGTGGTAGCACTGGCGGGGGCGGAACTCATACCCATGCGTTTAGTGGAACTGCTATAGACTTAAATGTTCATTTCATAAACGCAATTTACGCTACTAAAAATTGATGGATATTATTATTGGTGACTGCCCTTTAGGAGCGAAATGTGAGGAAGCTAAGACCGTGAATGGCAAACAGGTTTTAGTTCGTTGCCCGTGGTATACAAAAGTAAGAGGTAAAAATATCAATACTGGTGAAGATACAGATGATTGGGGTTGCGCTATAGCTTGGATGCCAACCTTGTTAATCAATACTGCTAACGAATCTCGCAAAGGAGTTGCTGCCACAGAGAGCTTCAGAAACGAGATGGTGACAGAGGGGTCAAAAACAAGACAGATATTAGCAATGCCTTTTAATGACAGAACGAAACTTATAAATGATTCTTGAGTTCCCAAACTATGTTAACGATGAAGATATAGCTACCATACTGAATGACGTTCATCCTCATGTTGAGAATGGTGATACTCATATGTATAACAGGGATGGTAAAACTGTAAACATTACATCAATAAAAGAACTTAGTAAGACAGACCAGCTACTTCAGAAGATATTTGCCAATCTACAAGAATCTCTAATATCGAGAAGATACAAACCGATAAGAGAATCAGCAGACCAAGATTATGAATATCATAGGTACGATAAAGGACAGATTTGTCATTATCATACAGATGGAGAGTTTGGTGGAGATGTTAACGAAGGATGCTTGTTAAGATATGCTTCTGTTGTATTGCATCTTAATACTGTTGAAGAGGGCGGGGAGTTAATATTCCCTGCTCAGAACAAAGCAATAAAAACAGAGAAGGGAAAGATTGTTGTTTTTCCGCCTCACGCAACTCATGGACACTATACCACTCCTTCCCCAGAGGTTAGAGAGATTGTAGTAACCTGGTTTGTTTATTCTGATATAACTGTAAGGACTAATAAATGAGTAAAGATCGAAGTTGGGCAATGGAATGGCTAGTTAATCAACCCGCACATTGGGCCACGGCATTTGTACCTGCAATATTAATATTATGGCAACCATTATGGTTTGCTTGGTTAGTAATTCTGTTCCCTTTGAGCCGTGAATATTATCAGCATCATAGAAAAGTAACAGTTTGGAGACGAGATTTGTGGTTTGCCTATTTAGGCATCATTTGTGCGTACTTACTAGCGTTTCTACTGATTGGGCTAAGGGGTTAGTGACCAATTTAGCTTAAAAGCTCTTAGAGAGCGATACAGACCCCTTACTGTCGATTGTGGCGTATATTGGGGCATAAATCATTAAATAACTTATAAAAGGGTGCATATGGAAACAGATTTATTATTAATACTAGGAAGTCAGGTGTTGGTCGCTGCTGCCGTGTTTGGTGGAATTCGGGCTGACCTGCGTAATATGCATAACCAGATAAGAAACATAGATGGGGATGTTACAAACGCTCACAATAGAATAGATGGTATACTTTTAAACAAGAAATCATAAGGAGTTAAATTATGTGGCAAAAAGTTAAGGTTTTTATTAGCGAAAGGTTATCAGAAGCATCAACCCTAAGAGCAATTACTTTGCTCACTGGTCTAGCTGGATGGACTCTATCGCCAGAACATGGCGAGCTTATCGCAACACTAGTGGTCTTTGGTCTAGGTTTATTTGGTATCATGCCTGACAAGAAGAAAACAGAAGGGGAACTTCTTGTAGAAGCTCAAGCAGTTAAAAAGGCTCGAGTGGCAGATGCTAAAATTGTGTTAGGACTTCCCCCGGAGGAGTGACTCAAGATGGAATTTAAACTTCAAAGAATGTGGGTTGGACGGGAAGGGGCTTTTGGTGTCTTGTCGAAAAATGACGAGCCTCCATTTGCTGTTACTTTAGAGCGAACATTTGGTGAAGAAAATGAAATTATCGTACCCTATGGTAGTCACATTTGTGTCAGGGGAATGTTTAATAAGGGCGGGTATCCTAGTTACGAGATACTTCTTCCAGAAACTAAACACACTCTAGTAAAATTCCATAAAGGAAATACTGAAGATCACAGCATGGGGTGTATCCTGGTTGGGGAGAATTTTCATATGTTTAAAGACATGGCCGGAATTGGAAATAGTGGCGCAGGGTTCGATGAATTTATGATGCACGCAAATAGCGTTGAAAAATTTATCCTTGTAGTGTCTTAGTGATACAAGCTGCTATCATTCTGGTTGTTGTCGCTTTAATCTCAGGTGCGGGTTTTGTATCTGGGAAGAAGTGGGAACGATCAGTTTGGCAGCCAGTTTACCATCAACTAGCAACGCAACTAACTAAACTACAGTCAGACTTAAATATTAAAAATGCAGAGGCTATTGGGGTTGCCAATGTTGCTCTGGCAGAGATTACGGTTTACGGAAAGGTATCGGAGGTTAAGAATGAATCTATGCAGAAAGAAATTGACCGCAGGGTTGATGATTATCTTAATCAGCTTAGTCTTACCAGGATGCAGCTTCCTTCCAAAGAAGGAGATTCAGGTAAAGGTATCAACTCCGGTTCTTTGCCCAATGCCGCCAGAGTATCTATTGAAAGAGGTGGAGAAGGTGGATTATTTAAAGACTTGGACAGATTTGAAAGAGAAGCACTTAATCAGATCATTAGAAAAGCAGAAAAAGCAACAGCCTTAAATAAGAACTACAGAGACTATCTTAATAAGACTGAAGCCAAGATGAAAACTTTGCGTTAGTCCTTCTCTTTTTCCTTCTTCTTCTTCTCCTTTAGCTTACGTTTAATTGTAGCTTTCATTCTCTTGCCCTGTCTCTGTCTAGAGTTATATTCCTTCAATGCTTTATCAGCAATCTCAGCAGCACCCGCAATCAAATGATCCAACAACTCCATCATAGATGGATGTGCCGGAACTTCCCAGTAGTTACAAGTCTTTCTATGAACGGTTCTTTCGTTCTTTTCATATACTGCGAAATAATTATAGTTGTACGGCTTCTTTTCCATCTTTAATCCCCATTACTACGTTTAACTTTCTGTATAATAAATCCAAGCTACCATTATTCCAAATAATCTCGTCTACTGCTTCAGTAGATATTCCATTCTCTGATGAATGAGAAGCAACTGCCATTGCGTCAGGTCTTACAATTCGTATCAATAGCCCGTTCTTTCTTATCCACTCAGCTTCATTCTCGAAACGTATATCAGGTATCACCATTCCATAATGCTCGCCGTCTTCACATAAAATATTATACAAATCTTTAGCTAAGTTCAGCCATATATCTTCATTTACGCAATTTCTACCCCATTCTGTACCTAACGTCTGCATCATCTCTCGTGGAGACTTACCGAACATAGGTATAGTGTTTTCTTTATCACGAGAAGGGTTGACTCTTATGCTATCCAGCATATCTCTTATAGGCTCGGCCATTGAATACTTTGCAAATCCACACTCTTCAACGATATAATCCGCAGCAGTATCTTTCCCTGATCGAGCTTTCCCACATATCCCAATTAATTTCATTTTATACCCCTAGTTTAAGTTCTAATTTCTTGTCTCTGTCCGGCAAGCCGTGCCAAGCAATACAACCATGTTTATGTCCATTCCAATCACCTAGTATTGCAATCTTACCTCTGGTTAAGAGCAGCATTTTCTTACTAGCATTTTCTGGAGGTCTGTCGTAAATCCAAAAGTTACCAGTTTCTACAGATGCGTCAGGGTTGCTCATAATAACTCCTTAATATGAAGCCAGTTAAATAATCTTCTGACGTAATATTGTCTAATCATACTAATGATCGTAAAGAATAGAGCTATTTGCATATTGTCATAAAATGAGATATTAACTCCGAACCAAGGCAATACTGCTACCTGTGCAGCAACAGCTATTGAGTAGCCTATAAACACATTTAGCAACACTTCCAGTACAGAGTGTTCTTTTTTCTGACCTGTCATAATACCAATAGTATTAAAATACAAACAGCAAAAACAATCCAAGGAAATTTATTACTCTTATCTTCTGCCTTAAAGTTTTGTCCGGTGGCTTCTTTATATGACCGAGCGCACTTTAAAGATTTGATTCTTTGTAGGTCTTCATCCATTGTACTGTACCCGCAAACACTTCCTGGCGTAATCAAGTACCTTGTATTTGTCAACCTCTCCCCAATTGGTTCTATACTCTGCCGTTTGAATATATCGTTGCAACAATTCGTACCTGCTAACCTTTTGGTCTTCAGCAAAAGATCCAAGCCCTTTAAGAAATAACTTCTCATGCCGTGTTGCGAATGTCTTTACAGTATCTGTCATATTAAATCCTTGGTTGTTACCGCCACCCAATTGGATGACGGTTAGTTATCTCTAAAACGGAACGTCATCATCCATGTCATTAAAAGGTGTTGCTCCTCTAGCTTTAGGGGCAGCAGCAGCCTCATCGTTAAAGAATACCTTAACATTTCCTAAGATAGCACCCCTAACACCATCTTTTCTTTCATCTGCCGTAACAGACTGAGTTACCATGCCATTATTATCGTACTGATCTTTCTCATCCACCTCTATGAAAGAGGTACAGTCAAGATA